TTTTTAACTTACAATAAGGATGCACTGTTTACAACAAGGATGCACTGTTTATAACAAGGATACACTATTTATAACAAGGATACATTATTTTAATTTATAATATAATTATAATTATAGTTCTTATAAATTAATACAATGAACATGGATATAGTGAACGTAGATAGAGTAAACAGGGATACAACAAATAACACATTTTTTGTATATGATATAATAAATAATACAACACCACAAGTAATATTTTATTACTGTTGTATACTGATAATTTTCGTATTATTATTAAATACAGGTATTAACTTATCACTAACATTATTTATTGGATTAATAGGATACAGTATTTTGATATATTATTTATGGTATAGTAGAAACACGAACGTAGTAAATAATAAGGATAAATTTAATAGTAAATTAGAAACAACACAATCTATAAACAACGGTAAACTTGAATCTATAAACAACGGTAAACTTGAATCTATAAACGGTGAGAAATCAGAATCAGTACAATTAATAAGCAGTAAAGAGGATATAGTAGATTTTTTATATTATATGCGTGATTTAAAAGGGTTAAATTTTAGTTTGTATGATGAAATAAATGTATCATTTACAAATATAATATTTTTATATAATTCAATCAAAATAGATAAAAATTTAGTTTTTGATTATTACAATACTATAAATACATTAAAACTAAAAATACTTGATAAAATTGAATCATACAATCTTATAACTAGTAGTAATACATACAATGAAAAAATTAAAAATTTAAGATTAATGGCAGAAAATATTATTAATAAAATGTTGACAGAATTATACGAAATTGGTAAAAAGCATATTTATTATAACAATTATAAAAATAGTACAAGAATGATAACAAAGAATAAGGTATTAGAATATAATATATTTGATTCAAATAATGAAAATATTAGAAATAATGTACCCTTTAGCTTATCTAGTACCTATATGCTATAATGAAAGGGGTATATATAAACTTAGATGTATGTATAAATTATAAATTTTATATATATACTTTAATATATAATGAGTAAATATCAAATTATAAAAGGTTCTGATTTTTTTCCAAGTATTGATACACTTGTAAGTAATAAGCCTGTAAATATATACTTTTATCAAATTGCACAATTTAGTGATAACGAGAAAACTATAAATCCACAATTAAGTAAAAATAGTAATATTTATAATATTAGAGTATATAAATTTAGAGGTGTTGGAGGACCTGGTTCAGAATATGGTAATTGTCTATATTCTTATGATATTATTGATATAAATGATTACAAATTAAGTAAACGCAATGTTGATAAATTTGTTGAAAAAATTAAAATTAAAGGTAATGTTGAAGGTGCAGGTACAGTTAAAAATAATAAATATAAACACCTAAATAAGGAAGATAGTAATAAAACACTTTATAAATACAAATTTTATCCTGTATATAACTTTAATGAAACACCACCACCTCAAGGATATGAAATAAATGAATGCACATCTGAATTATTACGTTAACCTTGAGACTTAAGAAAACATTAAAAATATGAATATGTAGAGTAGTGCTATAACTATGAAACTAATTCCTATATAGAAGATACTATTAATATCTAATCCATCTAAATTATATTCCTTTTTTTTAAATTTTGAAACAATTATAATCCATGTATTTTTAGTATTAAATAAAATATCTTTTAATGATAGTTCATATGGTTTTGGTATACTATTAACAATATTATTTAAATCGGTTGCTTTAAACTCTTGTTCCAAAATTCGTCTCCTACTTTGTTTTTGAATATATTCATCAAAATCCTTATTAAATAAATAGGCATCAAAATATTTACCTCTATTATCATACATACTTGTAAATTCTGGTTTAATACTCATTTTGTTATAATTATATTTATTGTAGATATAATTATATTTATATTTATTGTAGATGTTATTATTTTCAACATTGCTTTAACATAAATAAAATTGAAACTTGTTATGAATAATAGTAAATAATAATAAATAAAAGTATAAGTATAAGTATATACAACAAACTACAAGCCATGATATATCTCAAGTGTCCAACATGTGGTACTATTCTTGGTAATAGACAACAATTATATGTTAAAAGATTAGATGATATTGATGGTAATACAAATACCGATGAAAATACTAAAAATGAACTTAAAACAAAATTATTTGATGAAATTAAAATAGTAAATTATTGTTGCAAAATGCGAATTTTAACGTTTAAAGATTTAAACAATATAATCAAATAAATACAAGCAATTTAAATTTTTATATATAGGCGATGTACACAAGCAAACTAATATAAAAGTATACGTGATGTATATAGTAAGGATGGATATTTTTGATAATTTAGTAGATAAATATACAAAAATGATAATTGATGCATATAAGAATGGGGGTAGTGCTATATACCCTAAAATTGAAATATACCCTAAAATTGAAATATACCCTAAAATTGAAATATACTCTAAAATTGATATATACAATAAAATTGAATTAATAATTCAAAATGATAATGATTATAATACTTTAGATAGTTTAGAAAAAAGCATATTGCTTAATATTTTAAAAGATACACCTGAACCTAAGATGGATACTAACCTTAACCTTAACCCAAACCCAGAATCAATTGTAGGTAATAAGAAGATATGGTCCGTTAATAAGAAGGAAGATGAAAAAGGAGGGAAAGAAGTTAAAAAAAGTGCATTTGATTTATCAAAACTATTATCTAAAAAAAAATATGAACCAAATGAATCTTATAATCATAATAAAATTAATACGAATATAACGGGTATTATAGAACCTATTACAGATAACAATTATGAAAATAAGAAAAATATATTTACTGCTTTAAGTGAAATAGTATTACCTGCACAACGTTCTGATGCATGGTTTAAAATGAGAAGTGAAAAGATTACTGCATCAGATTGTGGTACAGTACTTGGACAAAATAAACACGAGCCTGTATATTCTTTCCTTATTAAAAAAGTATTTGGTTCTACATTTGAGACAAATGATGCATGTTATCATGGTAAGAAGTTTGAGAATATTGTTACATTAATGTATGAATATAAATACAATACAAGTATACATGAATTCGGTTTATTAGGACATCCAGAACATATATTCCTAGGTGCAAGTCCAGATGGTATTTGTGGACCATATAAGCGTGATGGTAAAACACGTTCTGAATTAGTAGGACGTATGTTAGAAATTAAGTGTCCTCTTTTAAGAAAGATAAAATATTCAGGTGAAGTTAAAGGTGAAATATGTCCAATTTATTATTGGTGTCAAGTACAACAGCAATTAGAATGTTGTAATTTGGATGAATGTGATTTTGTCCAAGTTAATATTGAGGAAATAGATAGAGAAGAATATTTAAAAGATTGTAAAAGTGATACAGAGGAATATATAAGTAAAAAAACAGGATTAGAAAAGGGAGTATTACTTGAATTTATTCCTACTAAAATAGATGATAATGATATTGATATTAAAACTGGTAATGTTAAAATGTCATTAATATATGATAAAGCATCATTTATTTATCCTCCTAAAATAGATATGAGTAATAATGAAATAGATAAATGGATTTTAGCAGAATTAGATAAGAAGAGAGATGGTGTTAAATTAAATCGGGTAATATATTGGCGTATATTAGAATCAAGTAATACCCTAATCTTAAGGGATAAAGTATGGTTTAATGAAAGTTTACCGAGGTTAAAGGAAATATGGTCGTATGTTGAATTTTTAAGAAATAATATGTCTATTGCTAATGAATGGAAAACATATATTGATAGTCTACCTAAAAAATATAGTGATAAGATTATGGATAAATTGTATACCTTGATTAAAGGACATAAGCAATAATATCTTAAAAATTGATTTTTTATAAGTAAGTTTTGGTTATAAGCATTATTTGGTTATAAGCATTGATAGGTTTATACGCATTGATAAGTTTATAATGAAACCATCACAAGAGGATATAGAAAATTTGTATAATAAGTTAAATTTTAAACTATTTACATTAAAAGTGTATAATGGTAATAAGTATTATGTTGATAATGATACAAACTTATTATGGAATGATGAAAAAAAAGTTGTTGGTTATTATAAGAATGCTATTCACCTATTTGAAGATGATGATAAATTGATTGCACTGTAACCACTTATAATGGTTATAGAGTATGTGCGTTTTTATAATAGATACCATAAGGTTATAATAAATCCCAAGCCATTAAAAATAAAATATAGTTATAAAATATATATAATAGATATGGCACTAAATATAAATGATAATATAAATATAAAAGAAGTAATGCCTTCTAAAATAGAAGAAACAAAATGTAGTCCAAATATTAACTTTGAAAATGGTTCGTGTATAACATTAGACTTATTAATAGAAATGGCAACAGCATATAATAAACATTGTATTGAAAAGGGGAATAAGAAAGATGTAATACGATTAAATAGTGCAATGGATACATTAGAACCTGATAAATACAAGATATACTTATTATATCAGTTTAAAAAGAGGTTTGATGGTTCACAAAAAGAATGGATAAAGCAAGAATTTATAAGTTTAATGAATAAAGATGATCGTCACAAATTAGAACATCATACATTTCGCCCCATTGGTCCTAGTGGTCAATTTGAGTGGTTATCAACACTTGATATTAATAAGACATTAGCACAATATGAAAATAAATATAATGATTTTAAATTTTTAGGCGCAGTACCAATTGATTTTAATGATTTAGACTGGTATCCATTTAAGAAGATGAATTTTAAAGATTTTCAAGATAAAAATATTAATAGATTGGGTGTTATATTTAATTTAGATAAACATAATCAAGGTGGTTCACATTGGGTCAGTTTATATGCTGATTTAAAAAGTAAGCAAATATATTTTAGTGATTCATATGGTACACGCCCACCACAAGAAGTTAAAAACTTTATGAATAGAATAAAAGATTATTTAATTAATTGTGGTTATAGTGAAAGTAGTATAGATTTAAGACATAATACAACATCGCATCAGCGTGGAAACTCGGAATGTGGTGTTTATTCAATTAATTTTATTTTAAGGTTGCTAAAAGGTAAGAGTTTTGATCATATAACAAGAAAAAGATTAGATGATAAAAAGGTTAACAAATGTAGAAACATATATTTTGAAAAAAATCATGCTTTATAGATATGATTGGTTTATACTGTTACAAGGTTAACTGTAAATTCGTGTTTATTTTCAAAGAAGAAGTTATAATTTGTATTATATTTAATCAAGTCTTTCTTTGTTTTATAGAATTGTACAATAAGATGATCTAATTCTATACTATCATCATCTAAATTTACTAATTTTTTAATAGTATTATTATCATTATTAATTTCATATAATGGTTCATCATGTATGGGTGATAATATTAAATAAAATATGTTATCTCCAATATTTATAGTTGTATCTGCGGTATATATAGTTCTATTATTATAT